TCCAAGTTTTTGATAATTTCTTTTCAGAAGAACTTCATAATAAAATTTGGAATATACTTAGAGGATCAGGATGGTGTCTGAATGGCGGTATTCCTGATCATCCATTTTGGCATATGGATGGACTTGAAAAAGATAAATTTTTTAGTGAGCATCTTCTAGAAATAATTAAAGATAATTTAAATATTAATAGCAGATGTTTAAGGATATATGCTAATGGTCAGACAGCAGGACAATATGGTGATCCGCATACTGATGATGGTACTACTACATTTTTATATTTTGCAAATCCAGAATGGAAGATTAATTGGCAAGGTCATTTGATGTTTATTAATAAGTTAGGACCTTCATATAAAGAAGGAGATAAGATATGGTATGATTGGACATATGATTATAATCAAGATGAAGATGAAATTTCTGAAATGGTAACATATAAACCAAATAGGGCTGTATTATTTCCAGCAAATATGTTACACTATGCAGATGCACCTCATTCTCTTTATAGTGGATTGAGAGTGTCTTTAGCTTATAAATTTTATGATGATTGAAGAACTAGTTTCTAGTTATCCTGATTTTCCTAAAAAAGGGATACTTTTTAGAGATATGTTTCCTATATTGAGAAGTCCTTCAGCGATGACTTCAATGTTAACTACGTTAGGAAATTTTTCTGATAGATTAATACCTGATTATATTGTTGGTATTGAATCTAGAGGATTCATTATTGGAACTGCTCTAGCAACAAGACAAAGAATGGGATTTATTCCTATAAGAAAGAAAGGTAAATTGCCTGGTGATGTAATCGGTGTTGATTATAGTTTAGAGTATGGTCAAGATAGATTAGAAATACAATCTGATATTGTAAAGGATCAAAAGATATTATTGGTTGATGATTTATTAGCAACTGGTGGTACAGTAAATGCTGCTGCTCAATTAATTGATAAAGCAGGTGGAAGACTTGTAGGTTGTGCTTTTGTGATAGAACTGTTAGGATTGAATGGTAGAGATAATATTCCCAATATTCCTATTACATCATTGATTAAATATGACTAAATTATGGAGAATATGGAAGTATGCTCTTGGATCTTTTAATGACGAAACTACAAAGAAATATGATAACTGGATCTGTGGTATCAGAACAATTATCATGATTCAACTTGTTGTAACCAACTGTTTTATCGTTGGTGGTAACATAAGACATTGGAACGATCATCACATACCACCCTCCTATACTATTGATAATGACTGAACTTAAAGATTGGTTAAATTCTATTAATTATACAAAGAAGAATCTTATTGATGAAGATCCTTCTATAGAGAAAGAGTATTCTCCATATATTGTTAATAAGATTTTCTCTGGACATCTTGATGCAGTATTGTTTGCTAATGAAATGAACACATATCATTTTCTTCCAAAGAAAATGCAATACGACTTTTTTATAAATATCTTGAGACCTAAGAAGAGATTCTCTCCTTGGCTCCGTAAAGATACAATCAAAGATCTTGATTATGTAAAACGTTACTATGGGTATAGTAATGAGAAGGCACAACAGGCTTTGAAAATCCTAACAAAAGAACAACTTAATTTTATAAAATCGAAATTTGAAACTGGAGGAAGACAATGAGCGTGGTGCAAGAGCCTGAGGTGAAGTGGTCACCTGATCAGATGGTGGAAGTTACTCTTACTGAACCTGATGATTTTTTGAAAGTACGTGAGACTTTGACTCGTATCGGAGTAGCGTCAAGAAAGGAAAAGAAGATCTATCAATCTTGTCATATATTGCATAAGCAAGGAAGATATTTTGTAGTTCACTTTAAAGAATTATTTGCATTAGATGGTAAGAAAGCAAATCTTACTGTTAATGATGTACAACGTCGTAATCGTATTGCTCAACTTCTTGTTGATTGGGGACTAGTAGGTATAGTAGATTCCACCAGAATTCAAGATATTGCTCCTTTGAATCAAATCAAAGTGTTAGCATATAAGGATAAAGGTGACTGGATTCTAGAAACCAAGTATAATATTGGAGCCAAGAAGAAAAAAGTTGACGAAAAATAATAGTTTATACAATGGTATTACTGAACGTCTTTTCTACACATTAGGAAAACGTCCAGACAAAGCATCACTACATGATTTTTATATGGCATTAAGTTATGCCGTTAGAGATCAGATGATGACCTATTGGTTAGATATGAAACCACCTACCAATAAAGAGGTAGCATATCTTTCTGCAGAATTTTTAATTGGTCCTCAACTTAATACTAATCTTATTAGTTTAGGTATAAGGGATGAAGCAAAGGAAGCATTAGAAGCATACGGATATACTTTAAATCAAATATTAGATGTAGCAGAAGAACCTGGATTGGGTAATGGTGGTCTTGGTCGTCTTGCTGCATGTTATATGGAGTCTCTTGCTACATTAGAAGTACCTGCTACTGGTTATGGTATAAGATATAAGTACGGTATATTCAAGCAGCAAATAAGGGATAATCAGCAGATAGAAGTTACTGATAATTGGTTACATGGAGAATGGCCATGGGAACTTTGTCGTCCTGATGAATCTGTTACTGTTGGTTTTGGTGGTAGAGTTGAAAATTATGTATCAGATAGAGGAAATTATAGAGTAAGGTGGGTTCCTGAAGAACAAGTTATTGCTGTTCCTTATGATGTACTACAACTAGGTTATAAAGTTAATAGTTGTAATAGATTGAGATTATGGAGAGCAGATGCTACTGAGACATTTGATTTCTATGCATTCAATATAGGTGACTATATGGGATCAGTAGAACAGAGTGTTACATCAGAAACTATCTCTAAGGTTCTTTATCCTAATGATGGAACTGATCAGGGTAAGGAATTAAGATTAAAACAACAGTTCTTCTTTGTTAGTGCTTCTCTTCAAGATATGTTTAGAAGTCTTGATAAGCGTGGATATAAGATAGAAGATTTTCCACATTATTGGCAAGTACAATTAAATGATACTCATCCTGCTGTTGCAGTTGCAGAGTTGATGAGATTGCTTGTAGATGAAAGACATATAGAGTGGGATCAGGCATGGGAGATTACAACTAAGTCTGTTGCATATACAAATCATACATTATTACCAGAAGCACTTGAGAAGTGGGATTTGAGGTTATTCAAGACTCTTCTACCAAGACATATGGAAATCATCTATGAGATTAATAGAAGATTCCTACAGGTAGTACGTTTGCATTATCCTGGTGATGATAGTAAGTTAGAAAAGATGTCTATTATAGATGAACATGGTAATAAGGCAGTTCGTATGGCTCATCTTGCAACTGTAGGATCTCATCATATTAACGGTGTTGCTGCATTACATTCTGAGTTAGTTAAAACTAAATTAATGCCTGAGTTCTATGATCTTTGGCCACATAAATTTACTAATGTTACTAATGGTGTAACACCAAGAAGATGGTTAGCATCTTGTAATTCAGGACTTGCTGAAGTTCTTGATGATTATGTTGGTTTAGATTGGATTACTAACATGGATGCTCTTAATACATTGGAGACAAGTCAGAATGATCCACAACTTCTAGAGAAATTTGGAGAAGCAAAAATTGTAGGAAAGCATAATTTAGCAACTTATATTTTTGATAATCTTGGTATAGCAGTAGATCCTTCTAGTATCTTTGATGTACAAGTTAAAAGGATTCATGAATATAAGAGACAACATTTACTTGCTCTTTGGATTGTTAATCAATATCTTCGTATTAAGAATGGTGCAGATGTAGTTTCTAGAACTGTAATCTTTGGTGGTAAAGCAGCACCTGGATATTACATGGCTAAATTGATTGTTCAGTTTATTTGTCATATAGCAGAGGTTGTTAATAATGATCCTGATATGGATGGTAAGTT